GATCCGGCAATCGACGAATTCAGAAATTCGTAGCACGCTGTTTTCGCGTTTTAACGATTTTGACAAGGGCCGTCTGGTGATGATTATGCAGCGCCTGCACGAGGCGGACCCGACTGGCGAGCTTCTGGCTCTGGGCGGATATCATCATCTCAAGCTGCCTGCGGAGGCGGTTCGGCCTGTGCGGATCAGCCTTGGAGGAAAGTCGTGGTCTATGGAGCCGGGCGAGTTATTGACGCCGCGCTTGCCCCGGTCTGCTTTGGATGAGCTTCGGCTTTCTTTGGGCGAGTACAATTTTTCCGGGCAATATCAGCAGGAGCCTGTCCCTCTGGGTGGCGGTGAATTCAAAGGCGGATGGCTGCATCACTATGACACTGCGCCTTCTGTACGGCGGATGAATCTTGTCATATTGTGTGACCCGTCTGGCGGCGAGGAAACAAACAAGCGCAAGCGCAAGCTGTCGGACTGGACGGCGTACATGGTTGTTGGCCTTGCACCGGACAATAATTATTATGTCCTTGATATTGTGCGGGATCGGCTTAATCCTACGGATCGGGTGGAGATGTTGTTTTTGCTGCACCGCAAGTGGAATGCGGCGTCTGGAAAGCCTCCGAAGGTTGGATATGAAAAGTATGGCATGATGACGGATACGCACTACATCCGGACAAAACAGGAGGCGGATGGGTATCATTTCCCCCTGATTGAGCTTGGCGGGCCGATGCAGAAGGAGGAGCGCATCCGGCGGATGATCCCGGACATGCAATGCGGGCGGTGGTATTTTCCGAGACGGGTTGATTATGTGGACGGGGCGGGCCGGAAATTTGATCTTGTCAAGGAATTTATTGATTCCGAGATGGCGACCTTTCCCAAGTCAAAGTATGATGATATGATGGATTGCCTTTCGAGGGTTTACGATCAAGACCTTAATCTTGTTTTCCCGGCGGTTGAGGTCAGCATGGTTGAGCGTGCGCGGCGGGACGTGGTGGAAGATACTGGAGGCGGGTGGAGGGATTATTGATGTTGAGCAAGGACGAGGCCGTCAAGATTGCGGAGCGCCAGCGCAAGGAGTCTCTGGCCGGGCTTGGAGAACAATATGCAAATACGCGCAAGGCGATAGAGTTTTATAACGGCGATACGATGTCATATCGGGACCGTGTGCAGTTTATGGACACGAATGGGGCAAAGAAGAGCGCCGTTGTGCAGTTCAACGACATTCAGTCGCCTGTGGACAGTGTGATCGGGTTCATGGCGCAGAATCGCCGGAGGGCTGTTTTTGTAGCCCGTAGGGCATCGACGCAGGAGCAGCAGACCTATTCACGAGCGATGAACGATATTCATGGCTACGTGAGAGAGAACGCGAATGCGGATCAGGTAGAGACCGATCAGGACGCGGACATGATGATTAACGGGTACGGGGCAATCGAGACGGACATTTCTTATATCGTCGGCAATGCGACGCGCCTGCCGGGTGGTGAGATTATCAAGTGTCGCCTTAACCCGGAGAGTGTGGGGTGGGATCCGAAGGCGACGGCGAAGAACCTTCTGGACGCGAGATGGGTTTATTATTTCGACGAATTCGACCTCAAGGACGCGCTGGATCTGTTTGACAAGTCAAAGCGCGATGATTTCGCGCTGCCGGACGATGGTGACACGGAGACCGGGTACGTTCCGAACCCGGAGGGCGGATTTTATGACAGGATCAGGGAGCAGGATGCGGTTGAGTGGGCATCGAAGGACCGCGAGCGGGTGAGGGTGTACAATCACCAGTTTTTCATGTTTGAGACGTTTTACCGTATCAAGAATCCATTGTTTCTGGCGCGCACGCCGGAGGAGGCTTTACTTGCGCAGGCGCGGATGGATGTGATTGCGGCTGACAATGAGATGGTTGGGCCTGAAGGGGTGGAGACTGAGGATTTGTTTGCTTTCAACCCGTCTGAGGAGATTTTGACGCTATCTGAGGGGCAGAAGCGCCAGTTTGTTGCGGCGTTTGGCCCTGAAATCCGCCCGATTTCGTTCAAGCGCAAGGTGTTTTACACGGTGGTTTACTCCGGTAAGCACGCTTTCAGTGTGTTTCGGTCGATTTCGCAGCAGGGTTTCTCGGTCAAGTTCAAGACCGGGGTATTCAATGCGTCGAAAAAGATCTGGGTGGGTATGGTCAATTCGATGATGGAGCCTGCGGAGTACAAGAACAAGGCGCTGACGGAGTTGATGTTTACGATTGCGGCGAACAGCAAGGGCGGCGTTCTGGTCGAAGAGGACGCGGTAAAGGACATTGCGGAGTTCGAGAAGAAATGGGCGCGGACGGACGCTGTGGTTGTGATGCGCTCCGGGGCTCTGGCGCAAGGTAAACTACAGGAGAAGGCGGCCCTGCTGTTGGGACTGGTCTTGAGGGCATTATCCAGCTTTCCGATGCCAGTTTACAGACGAACGGGGTTGACCCTGCGTTTGTCGGGGATATTGGCGAGGCGCAGCAGTCCGGGATTTTGTACAAGCGGCGGATTCGTCAGGTCATTTCCAAGATGGCGCGGTATTTCGACTCTTTGGCTTTGTACCAGAAGGAGGATGCGCGTCTTTGTGCGGATTTGATCCGGGTCTGGGTACAGAACAACGAGGGGGAGCTTGTCAGGATTACTGGCGAGAAGGGAGAGGCGTCGTTCATGATGTTGTCAGAGGATGCTTTGGCGGCGGAGTATGACGTTGACATTGAGGAGGCTCCCCAGACGCCGGAGGACAAGGAGCAAACGGCTCAGGTTCTGGGGATGTATGCGGACAAGCTGGCATCTGTTGGAAACAGTGGAGCAGCGTCGGCGTTTTATGCGGAGAGCCTGCAATATCTGCCTGTGGATGGGGATGTTCGGCAGCGTCTTGTCAAGGCTTTGACGCCTTCCGGCGATGATGGGACGGCGGCGATTATTCAAGAGCTTCAGGCGCGGCTTGCGGCACTCACGTCAGAGGCTGCGCGGGCTGAAGCGGCCAAGGTTGCAGCTGAGGCTGAGCTTAGCAAGGCGCGCGCCGAGAAGGAGCGTGTTCTGTCTGAGAAGGCAAGAGCCGAGACGCTGGGCGTTCTTGAGTCTGCGAGGCAGACATCATTTGAGAATGATCTTATGCAGTCTGGTCCTGTGAATGTTAATGTTTCCATATAGAAGGAGGAATGATGTCTATTCTGGATGAAGTAAAGGATCTTGAGGCGCAGCTTACGGCGCTTGAAAAACAGGAAAAGAAAACCGATGAAAAGCCTGTTCAGGACGATAAGAAGCCGGATGCTGAAGAACCGCATGTCGAGCCTGAGAAAGAAAAGCCTGCGCCTGAAGAGGCTGAAAAGAAGGTTGAAGAGCCGAAAGAGGACAAAGAGGAAAAGGCGATCCGGGCGAATGAGTTTTACAAGGCCCGGCGCGAGAAGGCCGCTCTTGAAAAGCGTGTTGCTGAGTTAGAGGCGCGGCTTGCCGAGAATTCAAAGCCTTCTGAGTCCGTCACGAGCGCGAAGGATGACGCTCCCATGACGAACGATGAGCTTTCTGATCTTCTGGAAGAGCGCCGCTATGAGAAGGCTGCGAGCGAGTTCATGTCTATTGAGGCCGATTTTGCGAAGGATTTGCCGGGGTATGAGCAGGCGGTCGAAGGGTACAAGGCCGCTGTTTTCAATTCCCTGCGCGTTTTAAATCCGTCCAAGCCTCGCCACGAGCTTGTCCGAGACACGCAGCGGGAAATCTTGAACCGGGCGGGGGATTTTTACAGGCGTGGCCTGAATCCGGTCGAGGAGCTTTACAATCAGGCGATTGCGCTGGGTCTTGGCGGGCAGGAGAAGAAAGAATCCGCACCTGTAGAGAAGAAGCCGACTATTGACCATGACAAGCTGGCGAAGAACAGGGAGCGCAATGCCGGGACTGCCGGGATTCGAGGCGCTGGCGGCGGTGGAGAGATGACTCTTGATGTTGCGGCGGGTCTTTCTGTGGCTGAAATCTCTCGTTTGCCTGCGGCGGTAAGAAAGAATCTTGGGATTGACTAGTCTGGATGAAGATCTTGAGTTTGTGTGCAGCGACGCGGGAAACTCCAGATGGATGTTTTCCCGCGCCGAGCGCAAGTATTACCGTATTTATCCGGGAAACAGATGCACGCGGATTTCCGGGAATAACCTTCCGGACCCGGAGCAGCTTCTTCTTGCAAGGGAACGGAATTGCATTGTGAATGGTCAGCCCATTCGGTATGATGTTATTCGACCGACGAGGGCTGTTTATGCCCTGTGGGAACACTGGAGAAGCAGAAGCCTTGATTAACGACGCGGATGCGCTGTCTATGTTCATGTTCCCGGATGCGGACTTACCGTTTTCCGCGTATGGTCTTGATTCATATATTTCAACATGGTATCCTCTCCCCTGAAATCGGGCCGCACAATAGCAGCTCAGGCCAAACCAAGGCTTAAAACTGGACTACTGCGAAACGATTCGCCCACGTCACGGGCAGGGGGGTCATGTCCCTCAAACTCCATGTCAGCAGTTTTTAACACTCAGAATCTGACTGTTACAAACATCTTTCACATGGAGAAAAACCAATGGCAACGACGACTATGGCGTCTGCGAACGCTCTTACGGTTCAACTGTGGGCCTCTGCGGACTGGGCTACTTTCGGCCAACACACTGCCTTCGGACACCTGTTCGAGGCGGCGCGGTTCACTATTGCAAGGAGTTTGAGGGGCAGCGCGCCAGAGGCGACACCATCACTTACGACTTTGCGAACAAGCTCACCGGAATCCCGACTGACGGGACGCTGACCGGGAATGAAGAAGCTCTCGATCTTGGCAGCTTCTCAATGTCGATGGGCACGACCCGGATCGGGGTCAAGAACCCGAATTCTGACACGATCGAGCAGCAACGCACGCTGGTTGATTTCCCCGTTCTGACGCGCAAGCTGCTTCCGAAGCGCCACATGGAACTTCTGGACACTGCTGTGTTCTATCAGCTTGCCGGGGCCAACCCGACATCTTTCACGCTCAACGGGACCACGTGGTCTGGAACGGACAAGAAGTTTGTTCAGGGCCACAATACCCCTGTCGCGCCGTCTGCGAGCCGGGTTGTTCGTCCGGGCGTGGCAACGACTGATGAAGGCCTGACTTCTGCGGACAAGATGCCTTGCAGTTGATCGACTATGCTTTGGAAGCGAACGCGACCTCGGACCAGCCTCTTGAGCCGTTTTCTGACCAGACGTTCGATCTGTTCCTTTCTCCGGAACAGGTTGTAGATCTGAAGCACGACACGACAGGCGCGATCCAATGGTTCAACATCCAGCTAGCAAAAATCACTGGCGGGATGAAGAACGAGCTTGAAGATACCGTGTTTAAGGGAATGGCGGCTCTTGGACAATATGCCGGAGTCAACATCTATCAGGCTCCCCGCGTTGCCTATGGCGTGAACTCTTCGACGAGCGCGGTCATTACCACGGTTCGCCGGGCGGTTCTGGTCGGGCAGAATGCCCTATCCTATGCATCTCCGTTTGGACGCCCGACGGAAAAGAGCGCCATGCGGTACTTTGACGAGCTTGGGGATTATACATACTTCAAGGGCATGGAAGCCCGGATGATTTATGGCCTCAAGAAAACCGTTGCGTCAAATTCTGACGACATCGGAGTCATCGTTATGCCCACCTATGCAGCGGCCCACGGCTAAGAGGAGAGAAAAATATGACTACGATTGCTATTGTCCCTACGGGGTACAAGAACGACTACCGGGACTATCTGAATGTTCCGGGTAAGGATGTGACGGGGGCTCTTCGTCTTGTTGACGGCAGCGTCTCCGTTGTGTCCGGGACTGCGGCAGATGCCTATGTCGGCCTGATCCCCTTTCAGGCTGGCGCACGGTTTCTGATTGACGACAAGTCCGTTTATTGCGCTGATTTCGGCGCTGGGACAACGACCGTCAACCTTGGCGTGGTCTACTCGGACAGCACGACTGACGACCCGGACGCTTTCGCGTCCTTGTCTGCCGCGCCTCAATCTGGTGGATTTATCACGGTTGACGAGATAACGGGAATGTCACTTGTCACGCCGACGACCGGATGGCTGGTTGTCCAGTTGAAGGCTGCTGCGGCGGATGCAACGGCGAGCATCACTTTCCGCGTGGGCGTCGCCTACGATAGCTAATAGAGGAACGGATGGCCACATTCGGGGAAATGCAGTCGGCGGTTTCAAAGAGGCTTCTTGACTCTGCGAATCTTGCTGCTTCTGCCCTTGATGTGGCCTCCGCTCTCAATGATGCTGTAAGGTATTGGAAGAATACAAGGCTGTGGTTTAACGAGGGGGTCTCTTCTCAGACCATGGTTGCGAATGACGCGACGATTCCGCTTCCTTCGCTCTTTTTCCTGCCGGCCTATGAAAGCGGCTCTTTTATCGTCTCATACTCCGGACAGAGGTATCCTCTTGCGAAGATTTCAGGGGCTGAATATGACGCTATTATGGGAGATTCGACCTATGGGCTTCCTTGCGCCTATGCCTATATCGGGGGATCTTACGAGGCTTATCCGACTCCGGACACGGCATACACGATCATTGTCAGGTATTTGAAAGACTATACCGACATGGTGCAATCCGATTACAACGCGACGAACGACTGGACGACGAATGCGCCGCGCCTTCTCATTCTCTGGGCTTGTGCGAACCTGATCGGGGAATTAAGGCAGGATGACAAGATGGAGGCGTATTTCAGAAACGCCGCGCAAAACGAGGTGAACAATCTTTTGCAGACCACCAACATGCGGAATGCAACGGGAACTTTGGCAGTAACGTCTTTTTAGGAGGAAGAAAGAAATGTCCAATACGACGAAGGGCGGCGTTCAACGCCTTGACCTTGACCAGATCACGCTTAACGGATCGGCGGCTACATGCACAGGAGCGGAGATCACGGGCTGTGTGCAGCGGGAACACGGCGACAGCGGCGGAAATCAACTCCGTTGCGGATCGTTCCGCAAGAATTGTGACAGTCACAACGTCTTCTCTGAACTTGACTGCCGCTGCTCATTCTGATCGTACTATTGTTGTGACGCGGGCTGGAGGGTCTACGCTCATTCTCCCGCAAGCGACAGGGACCGGGGTTCGATTCCGCATCACATATCTCAATGCGTCTCCGTCCGGGAGTCTGATCGTCAAGGTCACTGATGCAACTGATATTTTTTATGGCAACGCTATCCTGTCTCAGGACGCGGCGGATACGGCTGTGATGTTTGAGACGGCGGCGGATACGGGACACAGTTACGCTGAACCACTCGACTACGGGTATCGGGAATGGATGCCTTATCGAGCTTGAGGATATTGCCTCGAACTCATGGCTTATTCGCGCCACGGCGTCCGCTACTGGAACAGAGGCCACACCGTTCAGCGCGACGGTTTCTAATAGGAGCCATAGATGGCGACAACGACAACAAATTATT